ATAATAGAAGAGAACAAGATAACAGCATTAGAGCAGGCATTGAACTGCGAGGAACTTTGGAACATCAACAATGGCAAGACGCTCTGCGAGAAGTGTCACAATAAAACCAAGGGCAAAAGATGGGGGTGAGTTTGTGGATAGAAAAGTTATAGCTATCATAGGACTGACAATATGTTTGGTCATAGCAGTAGGATATATGGTTTATAGTATATGGTTCGTAAACTTCATTACCAGCTGCAGGCAGGAAGGATCTAACAACGCATTGAGCAGCATGGTACAGATAATTAACTCAACGAAACAGCCGATAGATATTAAAATTGGAAATGAAGAACTAATTTGTAGTACGAAAACATTGATAGGTAAGTAAAATGGCATTTAAAATAGGTAACATTCCTTGGAGCAAGACTCATCAATATTCAGAAGCATCAAGGATAAAGATAAGCAATTCACATAAAGGAAAACACCCAAGGACAGAATTCAAGAAAGGAGATAAAGGTCATCTAGGATATAAGCATTCCGAAGAAACTAAAGAATTGATGAGATTGGCACGTGTAGGAAAATCAAGTTGTATGAAGGGAAAACATCACACTGAAGAGACTAAAGAGAAGATGAGAATCAAGAAGTTGGGTATACCTCTCACAGACGAGCATAAGAGAAATATTGGAGATGCTCATAAAGGAGAAAAAAATATTAATTGGAAAGGCGGAAGTTCATTCGAACCGTATGGTTTAGAATTCAATAGACAACTGAAGGAAATGATAAGACAGAGAAATAATTTTACTTGTCAAAGATGTGGTGCAAAAGAGAATGGAAAAAAGTTAGCGGTGCATCATATAGATTTTAACAAGAAAAATAATGGAATAGAAAATTTGGTAAGTCTTTGTAATAGTTGTCATTCTTTCATAACAACAAACAAAGTGATAATGAATGTTTAGGTGTGAAAAATGATTGTCGTTAATTTGAATTTTGATACGTTCATAGATTTAAGGAACCAGTGGAAGCTAAAGAAATTCTATATAGAGGGTCCGACTGAGTTCAGGCTCTTTATGTTTATGGAGGCTCAGATATTTTCTACAACTATAACAATGGAAGAGATCAAAGGGAGGTTCGGAAGCTCTATTATGGTTCTAGAGTTATTCAAGGCAACTTACCTAAGTGATTCTGTAAAGATAGAATCAATAGACATAGAGAGCAACATGCTTTCAAAGGACATAAAGATAGACGCTTCCGATTTAAAAAATGTTCTGGATGGATTCTTAAATGATTTCAAGAAGTTCACGCTCACCTCAACTGGCGGCCAGGGGACAGCAGGATATGCGATGATCCCGGTTCGCCTTGGGTCAGGAAAGATAAGAAGATGCGAAAGTTGCGGACAGATCCTTTTAAGCGGTGAGGAGGCGTGTCCGGCTTGCGGATCTGAAAGGATAACAGGAAAAGACGCTGAAATGGAATTAAAAAAATTCGTGGGATGGGATTTTGAGGGTACTGTAAAGTGGATTCTTATGTTTCTAGAAAAATACACAATGTCGCAGATTACCGATGTAAACAGCGAGCAGAAAAAATTAATAAAGGATGCATTGATTCAAAGCATAACTCAGGGATGGACCTTAAACAAACTGGAAAATACTATCGCAACAGTAGTAAATGACGAGGACAGGGCCCGCATGATAGCTAGGACAGAAGTGATAAGATGCGCAAATGAAGGTGCTTTGTTACATTATGAAGAAGAGAACATAGAAAAGGTCCGTTGGATTGCTACACCTTCCGCACCTGGAGGACGTACTTGCGATAGATGTTTAGAAATGAACGGAAAGGAATTATTGTTAAAGGACGCCAAGGGCAAAATCCCCTTACATGTATACTGTCGCTGTAGTTTTTTGCCTATTGTTGAGAAATAATACAATCTGAAACACCTAGGGTAGATTTATAAATTGAGTTCAGACTATGATTAATTAGCTGAAAAGACTTTTAACGCTCGAATCAAAGGCCGACAGTGGCCCGGACATGGTAAAGTTAAGAAATTTCTTGAATTGAGGGCGTAGGTCGGTGGTAATTATTTTTGAGAAGTTCGAACACACATTCGACATAAAATCTATAGACAAGGCACGCAGAATTATTCGCGGTGCCGCTTCTTTGGAAGAGGAAGACAGGGACGGCGAGATAATTGCTATGGAGGCAATAGACGCTTCTTTGAAAGGTTGGTTAACTAATCCTGTAATAAGATTCAAGCACGAGGAACCAATCGGAAAGGGCCTGGATGTTTTCGAAGGTATGCCAGGCTGCTATGTTGACACAACTTTAAAACAGTTCGTAGTTACCGCTTACATATCTGACAAGACGCAAGCTGCGAAAGAAGCATGGGGATTGATAGAGGACGGCGTTATAAAATCTTTTTCTGTAGGCGGAAAGGTTATAGAGCGAATAGCAGTCAAGGACGGAACAAGAGAGCTTAAGAAAATAACCAAAATGGAGCTCTACGAAGTTTCTGTTGTTGACATTCCTTCCAATCGTAAATCATTCTTCTCGGTCATCGCCAAATCAATGGAGAAACAGGAAGAGTTTGAGTGCCCTCACTGCGGAAAGAAATTCGATTCAGAGGAAAAACTTAATGATCACAAGAAAGATTGCCCGGAGAAGGAAGCGGAACAGAACATAAACAAGCCAGGCGAGGGAACGCATTCTGCGAAATGGGACAGTTGCGTCGAGGATGTAAAGAGAAATAACCCGAGCGCCAACGCGTACGCTGTGTGCACCGCGCAGCTGGGCGAGGAAAGTTTCAGGGGATTGAATCGTGGACCCTGGACAGAGAAGGATTCTGAAAATGTCAAAATCCTTATCAATAAGATTAATGCTCCTAAGACTGCGGACGAAAATCCCAGTCTAGAGAATAAAAAAATAGAGGAACAAAAATGCAAGAACCAATTCAAACAGGCGGAAATAGCACTGAAAACGAGTCTGTTGAGAAAGTTACGACAGAGTTGAGCAAGGAAATCAAGGAACTAGTCTCAAAAGGAATAGCCGACGGCATGGAGCAGATCAAGAAATCGATGCCAGTTTACAAGGCATCTAAAGACAATGTGGACAGCACATTGAACAAGGATGCGACTGTTACTAGCAGCGAGATCCACAAATTTGCTACATACACAAGGTTATCCGAAGCAGACAGTTCTTTGACAATGCCAATGTCGAGCAAGGAAGGAATAGAATATTACGGCGGAATTGTGAATCCTTCCTTAGACAAGCGTGCGGACGGTTGGTCATTTAAAGAGGCATTCGAAGATGTCCAGAAGTACACTTCTACCGGAACAGGTGGGGCGGGTACTGCTGGTTACGCATTGATTCCCGTGTATGTCGACCCGGACATAATCGATAGGACAAGGAGAGAGATTCCTTTTATCGAAATGTGCGCCAGAAGGGCAGTACAGGGTTTGACATACGACTACAATGCCATAACAACGTTGACGAACGCTGTTACATTAGCAGAGGACGCTTCGTTGGATGATCTGACTGATGTGTACGACAGATTCAGCACGACAATGACATACATTTACTCAACTGGTAGAGTTTCAGGTCCGACAATAGCCGCGAGAAGAGGTTACGTTGATGCGTTGAACTTAGAAGTCCAGAACAGGACGATAGGAATGAAAAGGTACGAAGATTCTTTGTGCCTTCAAGCAACAGGAACAAGTCCCGAGATGAGTTCACTGCACGATTTGATAACCACAAACACCACGGCATTAAGCGGAGCTCTTACCATAAGCGCACTAAGAACAGAGATAACACAATGCAGAGACGCTGGCGGAGTAATAAATCTTTTGGTGACTACAAACACATTGTCAGATTCTCTAAAAGGTCTTATGATGGACTACCAAAGATGGGTGGATACAACCAAGATCGCGTGGGGAATTGAAACAATGAGTTTCGACGGTATTCCGGTGATCGTGGATAGGTACGTCCCGACTGGTTACGTGTACATACTAGATATGTCCGTAGTCTTTATGGCCGTATTACAAGACATGGTATACCAGGAATTGCCAAGCCCAAACGATTCAGTTAAGTTTACTCTAAAGGCATACGAAGCATTGGTTTGCAGGGCAGAAGCGTTTTGTTCTATCTTGACAGGGTGTACATAATGGGCGACATAAGTTCAGGGTGCACGTTCAAAAGAATCATACCGGGTACCCTTTTAAAAATTGAGACAGCTGCGACCGCGGACGACGGCGACACAATAATTCTAACTCTGCAAGATTACGGAATGAAAACGATTGAGGGAATCTTAGGATTTACTCACTCTACAACTGATAGCATAGTTATAACAGAAGCTCCAACAACTTCTGTAACAACTGGCGTATTGACAATAACTGTCGGCGGATCAACAGACGACAAGAAGAGAACATTTTACGTGTTCGGTGAATCTCCTTAGCTTTTGTTTATTTTCGTGATCTAATTTTGTGATCATACCGTTCAGGGGTTGTGTGAGGTCGAGTAACGGTTAGTAACTAAAATTAAAGGTAAAAAATATGGTAGCAGCAACAGTAACTCAGTACATAGAAACCGGATTGCCAGGAATAGA